AATTTGTATCCATTGGCTGTAGTTACGTTAGCCCCACCTAAATAAACAGCACCGCCGCCTAAATTATGCAGGTTGGCAGTTTGATCAAAATTGCTGGCAGGTACGATGATCGTGGCTGTAGTGGTTACGGTTACTTGTGCGCTAGTCGGCATAACTTAATCCTAACTTTTCTATTAGTTTGGCGGCCTTGACGGGATCTATTCCTATTTCAAAATGCATTTCGTCTTTTCGTGTCCATGTACCGCCCCAATTAAGGCCGTACTTTCTAGTCAATGCCAGGATCATCGGTACTTTTTCTGCGGGGAACGTGCCAGGCTTGCCTAGCGGATGCTTAGTCGCGTTTAGGTCTATCGCTGTACCCGATGCATGGTTACTTAACTTGCCTGGCACATTTCTGACATCTCTATAGCAATACCCCCAATCATCCTTGCCATCATCAATCGGCTCGATTAATTCATTAAAAGACTCAGCAAAGGCAACCAGTAAAGGCGCAGCAAAATATGCGCAGCGCAGCTTAATGCTGCTGCCCTTAATCGCGTAAGACTTGATACGGATCGACTCAACATCTTTAGAGGCTGGCCATCCGTTATAGCTGATCGCGGTCATTACAAGCCTAGTGCGGCTTTCAGGTCGGCAATAGATAAGCCAGCATTTGCCAGTTTATCCTCGATGCTAGGTTCACTAGATTTTGCTACATGTACAGCAATAGCAGCCTCAAGCTCTGACTCAGTAACATCTGAGTTTTCCGATGGCAAGATTAGTTTTTCCTTATCATTATTAAGATCAGCAATTAAACCTTTACCGCCTAATTCTTTGTCTAGTTGTGAAAGATTGATTGCTTTTGATGTAATTGCCATTTTATGACCCCATATCTATAACACTTATATCGCGCATTGAATAATTGATTGTTCCTGTTCCTGTTCGATACTGCGTTGTAAATGTATTTGATCCAGCCGTTAAGCCTGTGACTAAACGCGCAGCAGATTTTCTATCTTGAAAATTAGTTGCAGTACCTAAATATGTTGCAATTCCCCAGTTATCGCTTGCAGCAACGGTTGTGGCTCCCGAAATAGCATAAGACATAAAACCAGCGGTTGCTGCAGAACCATTTTGAAATGCGCCACTAACAATAACTAAGGCTTTAGTTCCTGTTGTCACCGTAACCGCCAAAGGCGTAGTTAAACCGACATAAGTTGCCGAAGTTGTGCTTTCTTGGGTAGCAACATATCCGTATCCTGTATTAAATGATGAAACACCAGTTTGTACTACATCAAAGAATATAGAAGCACTAGCTGATGTAAAGTAAAGTTGGCCGCCTTCCCATTGACTCAACGCCAATGATCCTGCAGTCGTTACTGTTGCCGTACCTGCTGTAACTGTGCAAACGCCTGCGCCTATATTTTGAATTTGTACGCTATCACCAGCTGCAAACAGCGCAGTATTGACTGTAATAGTGGTAGCACTTGCGCTGTTCATTTGTATGACTGTGCCAGCATCGGCAGCTACTAGCGTGTAGCTAGTGGTCTTAGGCGTAGCTGCGCCGCCGCCCATAGCAGTCTGTTGCAGGCTAGTCATTTGTGCAGCTGTTAGCACCTGACCAGTCGTAAACGTCTGTTTAGCCATTTTTTACCATCTCCTTAGTAACTTAATACTGACGTGTCAAGTACGCCATATAGGGTTGAATCCAATATGAGCCCGTCTATTACGGGCTCAAGTGTAGTAAAGGTTGTACGCCACCTATTCGGTGTGACATTGTGCGCCACGCCGAAAACTTGCAGGGTTTTTGTAAGGGTAGATGCACCTGGTTGGTTGGTAGTAATTGTTACAGGGTCAAAATAATCTAAATCTAAAGCTGCAATAATGCCAGCGTTATAGTTTTCTGTGTATAGATCGAGTTCGATAAAATCGCATCTAACGCTAGTTTCAGCACGGCTTGCAACATAGGCACGAGCATAATCCAGGGCTACTGCATCGGTCTCCATAAGCAAATTCTGAATATTGTAAGTATGGGCAAAATATTTAGTAACACTAGCTGCGTTAGTAGCAGATTGAACGCTGCCACCTGTACGGGTCACGTTAGCCTGGTTAAATACAAGGGTATCGTCTAGCCGCCAAACGGCATTGGCGTAGCTAATATCGCTGCCGTTATCGTTAAATACTACAGGTGTACCTGCCACGCTTGCCGTAGTAACTGTTCGATCCTGAAATACGAACGATCCCGATGGGTCAACGTAAAATGCGCCATACTCAGAGTTTGTAACGGTTTGTAATGCAGCTAGGGATGTACGAGCTGTACCTGGGTCTGCCTGCAAAGTAGTCAGACCTGCATCTACATCGCGCATAGAGGTAGGCCAACCAATTTGATCGAGTAATTTATTAATTCGAGTACCTGATAGTTGGCCTGCACCTGAATCGGTTACGGTACTGATCTGGGCATTTTGAGCCAATCTAAAAGCATCTACGGCCTGGATGGTTGTATAAACTATATCTGTAGCCATGCGTGGGGTAGTGGTGGTGTAGCTGGTAATAAATCCCGAAAACATGGCATAGGTGACACCGCCATAAGTAGCAGATATAGATACCTTGCGCATTGGATCAAGTAAGCCAAAATAGGGGCTGCTGGCGTTCTGGCTGTTGAAATCCCCATTTTGATCCACGATGCGTAAAGTCATAGTGCCAGTTTGAAACTCATCTACCTGCGGATTTCGGCCGCGTTTAATGCTTACGCTATCCACTACGTTACTTACATCCACAATTACCGCAGCTGAATCGGCAAGGATATTAGTACCTAATATGCCTTCTCCAATTATGAAGGCCTGGGCGAAACTAGGGCCAGTTGAGAAATTGATAAACGCGTTAATTACTGGAATTGTCATGGTTATCCGTTAGTAAGTATTGCGCCGTTAGGAACTTGTGTTAAACCATTTTTTTGAGCTGCAATTATTCCATCATTGATAACATTTATTAGATCATCCTGCATAATTACTGAGCCAGCATTTACATTAACAGTAATGCTTGGTGCTGAACTAGCAGCACTAGAGGTTTTTGTAATAACAGGGAACATATTTTCTAAGTCATACCATGATGAAGGTACATAAATTGGTGCTGGTTCAGTTGGAACGATTGTGCTTACACCGCCACCGCCTGCGCCACCACCTGCGCCGCCGCCAGCGCCGCCGCCAGCGCCACCGCCAGCGCCACCGCCAGCACCGCCACCTGCTGCGCCGCTTTTATTGTCATAGTTACGGTCTTTATTTTGACCAGGGTTAAACGTTACGCCAGCAATCATGCCTAATGCTGCAGCTATTTCATCCAATTTATTTAGCCAGGCATCGAACGGGTTTACGCCAGGCTTAATGCCCTTAATTTCAGCACTTAACTTGGCCGTTGCAATCTGTGAAGCCTCTAATTTTTGTTGTAACTTATCTGCTAGTTCATCGTTTTCATTAAGAATTGCTTGCTGTAATTGCAGGCGTAGTTTTTCCTCATCGGTGATTTTGCCTTTAAGGGCTGCTGCTACTTGAATCTTATCGAGATCGAACATCGCAGATGCTTTAGCTAACTTGTCTGATTTTAGTTTAGCCGCTGCCTCTAATTTGGCCTGTTTAGCACGTTCGGCGGCTGCTGCAGCCTCAGCCTTTTTAAGCGCATCGGCATTTTTCTTATCTAACGCAGCTTGTTTTTTAGCCTCCGCTTGTAATTTCTTGTATTTTGTGAGGTCAAAACGTTCGCCAAACTTTAAGCCATCTGTTGCAGCAAAAAAATCAATTTGTTTTTTATTTAATGCGCCCCATTTGGCATCGAGGCCATCTACTGCAACACCTACTGCAGCAATAACAGCAATAATGCCAGCAGCGACAGCCACGCCACCTAAGGGATTTAGTACAAATGCTTCAGCAATAGCAGTAGTAATTGCCGTAACGCGCAAGGCTTTCATAGCCTTATTAAGACCGCCAAGTATTCTAATCAAGGCGTTTACGCCAGATTGAATCTTGCCAATAGTCCATAAAGCGGCAAAAGCTGCACCTACTGTTTTAATAACTGGCAAGAAATCATTAAAGGCTTTACCTAGTTTTGCAACCGACTCGCCAGCATATTTACCAAAATCAATAATTTTTTGTTGCAATATTTCAATGTCTGCTGATCCAGTAGCAATCATTAAAGCATCAATGATGCCTTTACCTAATGACTCTTTAGCTTCATCTAGGGCAACTTTAATGCGCGCCAATTTACCTGCAAAAGTATCGGCTGCTACGGCAGCACCGCCGCCAAATATGTCATTAAACCTAGCCATAATCTCAGTTGCAGACATGGTTTTTAGTTCAAGCTGTGTAAGGCCAAGCGCGTATTTCTTTAAGCCTTTGAAGTTTCCTAACTGCGCAGCTGCTAAATCTGATACAACTGTATTTAAGTCAATGCCACTAGCTGCACTTACATCCATCGCCAGGGTTAAGGCATCCTGCGCTAAGGCTACTGAGCCTAGGGTCTGTACAAGTTTTGCCATGGCTGGCCTTAGCTCAGAATCAGACACACCTGTAGCTAACTGCAGCTGGCCAATAAAGGCCTCGACCGATTTAGTGGCCATACCAAAACCAAGATTATCTAAAGTATTAGCAAGTAAAGCTGCGGATTTTTCTTCCTCTGCAAACGCTTTTATAGCCTGATTAGTTAAGGCAAGAATTGAGCCGCCAATTAACGCGCCTTTAAGTCTTTTACCTAGTTTGTCAATAGCCTTTTCAGTTTGATTAAACGCCTTTTTACCTGTGAACTCGGCAGCAATATCAATAACTATATTAGAGGCCATTAGTTCACCACCTTAGATCGGCTGTTAAGTCTTACTCTGGCCTGTTCAATAGCGCGTAAAACGCCATCTTGAGCTTTGCCTTGGTTTTCCTCATAGGCACGATATAAAACGCGCCCTTGCATTTTCTGCGACCCTTTCATCTGGCCGCCTGTCTTATTGTTTAAGTTCTGCACAAATACGCTATTAGGCGTATTTCGGCCAGCAGTTTCATAGATTGCACCTGCTGCGTTTTTATTAAACAATTTTGCTAACGATCTAAAGCCGCGTGTGTTTGCCTTGCTTGGAGATGTCTTATAGCCAATACCTGCATCTACAGCTTTACCGCTATAGGTTGGAAACCTACCTTGGCTGTTTGTCTTAGGTAGCCAATTACTTAGGATTTGAGAATCGCCCACGGCATAACCGCGAGCAGCTTTAGCGACTGGCCGTAAGGCGAATCCCATTTCCTTAGTAACTAATTTTGCCAGATCAGGGGCATAAGCGCGTAGAGCCTTACGCAGTTCTATTGCGCCCTTTACCTCGACTGGCATTTCTTGACTCCTTATTTCGGTCTTTTAATCCCATTAACATCGCTTGCAACATCCTGTGATCTAGTTCCAATAAATACTGTGGCGCGATACTTGTTTCCAAACTGATCCTTGCGATCAGATAAGTAAATGAGTCGCGCCCTATGGTAAAGGGTCATCGTCTAACACTTCCACCTTGGCGAGCATGTCCATGAACTCTGCGCCAAATAGCGGAATTGTTACTGCTGCTCGTTTTAGACACTCATAAGCTAACCAATAGACATCGGTTTGTTTTTGATCCTCAACAAAGCATTTATGAAAACCTTTACCTTTATACAACTCAAAGGCATACTCGATTGACGGCGTAATCTGATGCTCAGTTACCTCGCCAGTTGCCCTTGTTATTTTGAGTTTTGCCATTTTGTTTGCCCTTTCGTATTTAGGTTAGAACGCAACCGTAGGTGATACGGTTACAACGGAATTTACTGTAAATGAAAGGCTAGATGCAGCTTCATCGGCTACGCCACCGCTACCTACAGGTGTCAAGTTATTTACCAGAATATTAAATTGGTATGAAGGGTTAGCAGCTGATACGGCTGTACCTTTTACTGTAATCATTGATACGGCTAAAGTTTGACCAGCTGCAGCATTTAGTGTCTGCATAACCTGAGATGCTGCCCAGTCATTTAGGAAATCCACCGACCAAGTTGCAGCCTGCAATCCAGCAGTATAACGATGAGAAAGATCGCCCATTGTTGTGACCTCAAGCTCATCCCAAATTTGTGTAAGCGTTACGGCCGTTACATAACTAGAAATATCAATGCTAGGTACTGTTGGCGCGGCTGCTGTGGCAAGTTTAATGCCAACATTGTTATTAAGATAAATTGCCATTTTGTTTATTCCTCGTCTGTTTTTGTAGTGGCTTTAGATGGTGCTGCGTTTTCTTTCACTTGGCCAACTTTAATTAGCCAGGCTAACTCTGTATCTTTATCAGGCATTTTTTAACTCCAACTTGATAGTACGGTTATGGACATATCTGCAGTTAGTAAATCGCCGCTTGCTGCGTTTAGCACCGTTGGCGCACTAACACTATTTATATTAAAAACTATCGCAGATGATGATAGTTTGTTAAACGCTTGTACAATAAAATCCTCGATGCCGTTCAAATTTCCTTGGTTATCAAACATTGGCACACATAAAATAATTTTCAGGTTTACTTTAGGTGAAATAACGGATTGGCTGTTATTGCTAGTTTCCAAATAAGGGTCACTAGGGGCCACGATGCAGCTGTTTGCGAGTATTGTCGCTGGAGGAAAATCAAACGTACTCCACACGCCAGCATTAGTTAGTGCAGCTGCAACTGTTGCGCGTAGCGTAGTGATAGCAGGTGTAGGCATTTACCCCACCATGCTATTCGGATTTTGGTACGGGGCTAAGAGGCCCCTGATTTTGCCGATCATGCTGTTACCCATGCGATACGGGCTAATGCTCATGCCGTCTAAACCTACGCCGCCAGTCTGACTGACCTGCCTGGCCTGCCAAATATCAACGGCCAAAATCATCGCGCTTTGGCGAACGCTTGGCGTATTAACATAGGTGGCTGTCTTTGTGTCTGCACCTAGTGCACTACCTGATGGCACTACACGCCTAAAATTTTCATTAGCTGCAGTCTTAGCAAACTGAATAAAACTATAACCCTGTGGCTGTTGATAATAATTTAGTTGCATATTAAATGCTGGCAATAAATTTGTAGTACCTGTAGAAAAAGGCAACGTGGCAGTAATTGTGTATGTGCCGTTAAATGTAGAGCCAGCCCCAGCAATAGTTACCGACTCTCCAACGGTAAATAAGCCAGGGTTGGCTAACATCACGGTGGCAACGTTGCTTACCAATGCAGTCCCCACGACTGGCGCAGAATCAAACCATAAAAAACTATTTATTTGATCCTGAGCAGCTTGGCAAACTTCCTCGACCGTACTATCTGAGTAAAGATTACCGATACCTAAATTGGCACGTAGCTCGGCTACGGTAACGTAACTAGCTGGCATCGGTACTCCTTACTTAGTAGGGGTCGGTAGGGCAAAGGGCTAATGCCCTACCGACTATTAGGGTTATTTCTTAGGTAAAGTTGTAACGGATAATTCCCTTAGGCATCTTGGCGATTGTTGCCATGTAGCCATAAATTGCTACCTGTACCTGTAGGTTGCTTACAACATTTACAGACATATATGCCTGTGGTGACTGGTAAACGGTAAATGCTTCAGGTGCAAGGATAATTGCTGAATCATCTACGACTGTAGTGGCTGCAAAATTCTTATCAACATATAGATCTAGACCTAGTACGTTGCCGCGAATTGAACCAGGTTGAACAAGTCCGCCTGCGTTCATTGGTTGGCTGGCCGAATAAATTGGCCGCCCAGTTGAATCGGTTGCGCCAGTTAATAATTGCCATTGGGCGCCATTGGCGATGTAGTTATTAGCAAAGTAACCTGTAGCCTCATATACAAGGCGAGCAGCTTCAGATGCATAACCAATAATGCCCGCAGATGTAGCAGCCTGTGCAGTTGTTGCAACTGTACCTGCAGTAACTAGAGCAGCATTAACTGTTGTATCAAGTGTCTTTAGGTAAGCATTTTGTAGCTGGTTTGTTAGCTCGCTAAAGAAATTACCATCACCATATCCGCGTTCTAAAAGCTCGATGCTAATGGTATTCATGCCGCTGTACTTAGCTACTGTTCCAGTTAAGTATGCTGTTTCCATACCTGTATTTTGTACTGCGCCTGCCTCAGCCTCGACTGTTACAACAGGTGCTACGCCTGTACCGCCGCCTGCAGATGTCACAAGTGAAGGAACGTTGATTGTCATACCGTTCGCTGGCAATACGCCACGTGAACAAGCGTCAATAGATGGTGTACCAAAACGTGTGTTAGTTGGAAATTCGCTTAGGTATTGTGTTGGGTTAAATCCTGGGTTAGTTGAGAAACTGTCATCTGCAGCTGTTACATAGAGCTTCGAGTCCTCGTTGCCTAATGCAGCTTTAATTTTATGCTCTGTGTATGCGCCCATTGAAACAATAGGTGTGCGTACTCGTTGGCTGTCTAATACAGATGGGCGGATAATTGGACGAGATGCTTCAACTGGTGCAGCCTCGATTAGTTTTTCTGCTGGTACATCTGGTGAATCTATTGGGGCTGTAGTCACAGCTGTATCTCCTTCGCTTTCGGTTTCGGTTTCGGTTTCGATTTCTACGATCGTCGTATTAATCGTTGTTGTTTTTGTGCTGTTACTTGTTGCTGCCTCTAGTGCAGCTTTAGCTGCTGCAATATCAGTTACGGCCGCTGAATCAAAGGCGGCCGACTCTACTAGGCTCACCTCTTTCAGGACTGCAGCGGTAACTAACAGGTAATCCTTCATTGGCTTAGATGCGGTTACATCCACACCTACGGATAAGCCACTAACTAGATTTTCCTGAGCAAGTACAAGCGCATCCTGTCCACGGCTGCTACTTGAAATTTTAAACGATGCATAAACACCATCGGTGCTATCGCTAAAGTTTGTAGCACGGCCAACTGGCTTAGTGCTGTCATGCTGCATTAGTAATTTAATTTTTGTTGCATCTGGAATTGCAATAGATCCGCGTTCAAATACAACTGGGCCGGCCGATGTATATCCAACCTCGTTATACGGTGCGATCTTTCCAGAAATCATGCGGCGTTCTGTATCGGCCGCTTCGATTGCGTTATTGAACGTTAAGTGCAACATCTGCAGTATCTCCTGATCCATTTGGCGTTAGCTGTTCCATCTGTTGCGCTTGTGCAACATCTATCAAACCTAGGTTTAACATTTTTTCGATTGCATTTAAACGCGCCATAGTATCCGCGCGTAGGAAAGTTTCATCAATCGCAAAACGCACACGATTACCATGCGCTGTTAAATCGTCCATGCTTAAACGGTTTTCGATTGCGCTTATATATGGCTGTAATGAGTAAGCTACAAATTCTTTACGGCCATCTAAAATATTTTGGTATGTCATGCTGTTATTCATATCTGCAGAAATGTAATACGCAGGCACGTTCATTAAACGCGCTATTTCAGTAGCAAGGTATTGGCTACTTTCGTTATATGTCATATCTTTAGGGCTAAAGCCAATATTTTGCGCCTCTAAAGTGCTAGTTAAATATGCGGTACTGCGATTTTGTCTAGCCGATTTCCATGCAGCTAGTAAGCCTTGTATTTGTGCTTCTGGTAAATCCGCGCCAGTATTTTTTAAGATGGTAGTGGCCATTGGGGTAGCAGCGGCAACAGCTGCAGCTTTTTGAATATCTAACGCAGCTTGAATAGTGCGGCCGCCAGTTTGTAATACACCTGGCAGTAATGATTGAAAAGTAACTAGCGAACCAATGCCATCCATCGGTACACGTTCGCCATTAACTGCGTAATACTCAACTTGATCGCCGTACTTATTTGTAGTTACGGTAACGCGTGTATTTGGCACAAACTCGAATCCCGATGGGCGGCGGTCATCGGCGTACAGCGAGGTCACTTTTAGATAGGCCACGCCGTAGAAAAGTAAGGCATCAACAAGGTAGGCCAGGGTAACGCTTAATGGTTGGCGGATATCCATTTGCTCTAGCCATACTGGGCTTTCTAATTTTTTACCTGTAGATTTTTTATACAAACCTAAATCAATGCTAGATATAACGCCTGCAATTAAGTTACGGCAACGGCTAACGCTAGGTACTTGCAACGCCATATTGCGATCCATCGCAACGCCATAACCATAATTTGATAGGCCGCTGTTATAGCTGTACATGCCAGCACCATAAGTGCTATCCATAATGGCAGGGGCGTACTGGGCAGTTACCTCTGCCTTACCCTTAAAGCCTAAAGTTTCCAGTAATCCCATAGGTGGGATTTTCTCAAATTGTCAAGCATATTACCGATTGTGTTCGGCGTGTCGCTAGGCGTATATCTTGGCTTCCTGCATTGGCTTAGATAAATGCATTACGAGCATGGCCGCTGAAATTGGCGCGGCTACGCTGCCGCTGCTGCGTTTGCGGATAATTCTCCATGCTTGATCGTTACTTTTCGCAGCTACGTTATCCATAGACTCATTTAAAAATTCTTGATTGCCGTGAACTACGCGCTTATTGTCTATGTAATCCTTAAAGGTCTGGCAGGCAACGTAAAACTGCGATCCTGAGCAATCCTCTACTTTTACGCCTGATACATGCAGGCGGTCGGCAATAGCTTGGCCTGTGTACTTATCAAACAGCACTTGCTTAGGCATCCACTCATCGCAATAAGCCTTTATATCTACCGCAATCTTTAGCTCATCTATAGCGCGATCCGATTCCCACGTCTTAACCAGGCTAATACCGATACGGCCATCGGGCAATATAGCCCCAGCCATTAAAGCTGCATGGCGTTTAGAGTGTGGCTCAATATCAAAGGCAAACATCGAATACATGCCAGGTGACATAATTAGATCAGGATCAGCACACTCATCCCAGCTGCCAGGTGTCCACGGTGATAAATCTGTGCCGACCCATTTGCATAAGTTCTCAGTCATTACCGCGCTGTAATCGGATGTAGCTACAATTTCCTCCATGGCCGCTTCGGTGATTAGCAAACCTAATGACGGGTTAGCCATCGCCCAGGCTGATCTATCCCATATATCGCAGCCATCGTGCGCGCTGTATTCGTAATATCCTACCGACTTAGGCGGTTTGTTTAACGATCTTTCGCGCATATCGTTTAAGACGTGGCTATCTTTAAATCCAGCATTGGATGTATAGAACCGCTGCGAATTACTACGCGTTAAAGTCGTACTCTTTACCGCATCTAACGCATCGCTATTAACATGGCGCAGTTCATCTATCCAAACCACATCGGCGGTTAAACCGCGGCTAGAGTCTGCAGTCGCAGCTACTACTCGAACCTCTGCCCCTGATTCTAAGATAATTCGGTTATTGCCGTTAGTGCGCTTGTAGGCTTTCTCGATATTGCCGCCTTTTACCTCGCGGCGCAAAAACTCGTTACGATCAATAATGCCTGCCATGATCTCTAAAGATTTAGAGGCCATGAGCATCTGAGAACTCATAATGAGGATATTCATCTCACCGAAATAGAACAGCCCAGCTAGTACGCGCATACGCAAAACGTGGCTTTTACCTGACTGGCGGCTACAAACCAACAAGCTAGATTTTTTTACAAACATGTCATTTTCATCTACGGCACACATATCCCGCAGGATCACAATTTGCCACTCGAGTAGGGGCTGGCCGATACGTTCGGCAAGTTCAATAATCGCATCTACCTTAGATTCGCCTTCAAGCCATGGCGTATGCAGCCTAGGTAAAACAGCCCCTGTAAGGGCTGGCGCGCTTTGTACAAGTTCTAGGGTCATTTTCTACACATTACCAGTCATCGGGCCTTTGTGAACCGTTTCCGTCATTTTCGGGGATAAATTGAACAAAGAGGCAGGGGGGGTGTTCTGTTGTGCTAAAAAAACGCCATGATTACGAGATCCACGCTTGCTATTGCACCTGGAGCAGCATGCAACCATATTGTTAGGATCATAAGCCTCAGCCTCAGTTGATCGAGATACTGGGATTATGTGATCTACTGTTGTCGCAGGGCTGTTGCAGTAATAACAAACGTACTGATCTCTAGCTAATACTGTAAGCCTGATCGCTTTGTACTTACGCTGATTGCGTGGATCGCCTCGACGTGTGGCCATTAGTAATGCCCATGCTTTAGATGGTAGGCCAATGCTTTACATGGTGTGCCATAACGTTTTGTAATATAGATAAGGCCAAGATCAATCTGTTTATATGGGTCTTTAACCTTTAGCTTTAACAGCTGAGGTATACCAAATGCAGATGATCGCTTGTTATCAGCTAATGGATTCCATCGTGACTCTAAGTACCAAAGCTTCTCTAAACATAGGTATTGCCTATGGTTAGTTAGTTTTATATGACTATAGAGTTTATATTTTTCTTTCTCTATATCATTATTATTAATAGCATAAGCATTATTATTAAATGCTATTACAAGAATAGATTGTATCATGCCCCACCAAATCCATTTCAATTTACGCGGGGTCTTGGGCGTGTCGCTACTCATTGCAATCATGCTTTACATCTGGATCAAAATCGCAGAAATAGCATCCTGCGTTCTGTCCACAGGTTTTGCACAGGTGCTTAAACTGTATTGAGTCACAGCATGCGTTATACACACCGTTATCCACGATTGTGTAGAACTCCTGGCCTGGTTGCTTAGGCATTTAATTCCGCATTAATAAGCTCGATGGTCTGGCATGGATACTCATAACCATCACAATGTTTACAACAATAACCCCACGATCCATCAGGTAAGGTGATTTCGATTGGTTTATGTAATTCCAAGACTGCATTAATTACTAAGTAAGGGTGTTCTATTGTTCTGCTATTCCAATAGGTCGGGCTTTTTGTAGCCTCTACTAAATACTCATGTTTCATCTATCTTTACCCCATCCCGTTCCCTTAAATATAATTGAAGGTGCGCTAAACACGCGTATCATTGGGTAGCTGCAGCAAAGTGGGCTGCTATCGCCGTGTGTACTTACTGGGTGGTTCATCTCTAATTCCGCGCCGCATTGATCGCAGCGATATAGGTAACTAGGCATCTTGCACCGAATTAGGCATGACTGTGTATGCAGCCTCGCATATCTCGCACTTAATGATAATAATAGGGATAATGCCATTTACCAGGTGAACTACCATCTCAGGCTGATCTGGGTCGCAGTTGCAACGAATCTCTAAGTTGTTAGCCATTAAATATCACCTACACATATATCGCACAATGCCCAATCACCATAAGGCATTAACGTAGTCGCATCCACCTTATCCTCGCATCTAGTGCACATGGCTAGTTCTATTTCATCAGTCATGCAGTATCTCCTCAGCTGTTGGTACTTGGCTATCTAGCAGCATCTCTATGCCCATAACGCCACACCCCAGGCATTGAACGCAGACTACGTTAGGCGGCAAGTTAATAAACTCATCTACGATCTTGTGCGTTTGCATACCGCTACCGATCTTGGCGCAAACCCTGCAGTTAATCCTCAGTAGTGCCATACATTGACCTCTTTAACGTTTCCATTTCGAGTAGCTCGCGTTGAGATACCCACCAATTACCATCGCTAGGGTTAAGATATTTAGGCCGCTTAGCCCATGCCACGGGCATCCAGCCCACGATGCTGTAAACAGGTGACTTACCAATAACCAATACAGCTACATCCTGCGGCCTGTCATTAGCTCTAATGATTAGGTGGCCGTTTAGGTAGCAACTGTGTTTAACCTCGATACGCCTGCCAACATCGGCAGCATCCTTGAAGGTATTGACTGTTGGCACAAAATTCTTAATACCGAAATATTGAGCTACGGCAATCTCTGAGCCAACTGCCTCAGCGTTTTCGCCTACAAACTCATGGTAATTAAGTTTTTTGTTATACCAGCTGCGATGCTGGCCGTTGCCCATTGACTCAGTACAACGGGCAAAACCCGTAGCATGAGCCTGGACTTCCTGTGAGTAATCAAGTATTACCTGCGGCAAGGCCATCCGATCTATAGCCAAATTGGTTTGCATTGATCGCCTCGTGACTTACTGCTACAAGTGTAACCGCGGTATTTATTGCCAGTTTTCTCGCTTACGCCTTCCTTGTAAACCATCCGACCATGCGAGCAGATAGGTGCAGCATCTACAATCTCCCCACCTAGTTGCGCTTTTATGTCTGCAATAGTTTCAGATGCAGGCCGCACACTTCCCACGCCATCAACCTTTACTGCAGGTGTAGCAGTAGCCCATAGATCAACCTCTACTGCAGGCTGAGCCGCTAAACGTTCTACCTTCTCCATATCCTGTCGCGTAGGCCGTGCATCGCTAGGCATAAGTAAGCCGATGGCTCGACCGATTGCGCTAGTGCTGCAATTCTCGATCCAAAAGTCCCTGTTTACGCCTCGATCTGATCTCTGCTCAAAGGCATAATCAATAGCTGCAGGTACTACATCCTCATGCTCACGAAATACGCAGGCTCTAATTACTACATAGCCATCTTTAACGTTTAACTCAACGATTTCGGTAGTTATGCGGCCTGAGATATGGGTTTCTCTAAACCGCTTGATGCGGCTATTTACATCCTCGTATGAACTTAAATCAAAGCTCATGAGTTACGCACCATATCTGCAGCAGTTCTTAAACCAGCTGCACGGCCACGATTAAAGCCATCTTTTACGCCTTCTTTGTAACCAACTGACCAACCTACAATAAACCAACCAACATTAGTAAGAATTACCAGTACTGCTACTTTTTCTATATCCATTTACTTCGCCCTTGTTTGGGTTAAGCCGTGCTACACCGAATTAGGTAGCCCTGCCTAACGTGTAATTAAAGGGTAAAGCCTGGGACTGACAGCGGTCAATAACCGACACGCCCTAACGCTGTAGCAACATCTCGTAGATGCTATCCACTTTAGCCTCTATGCGATCTACTCGACCGCGTAGGTTATGGCCGCCGTTATTGTCCGTGCGTAATTCGCTTAGGTAATACTTAACTAGATGGCGAACCAGCCCAGCCGCAAACCCCATAAGTGTGCAGATACCTATGGCTATTGCTAATAGCGACTGGGCGGCCGTCATTACTTAACGCCGAAAGTAGGATCGCTAGGGTTCATGGCGCGCAACAATGGGCCAAGTAGTCCAGCTATAAAAGCGTTGCCTAAAGTTTTGTAATCCGTAATTCCTGACATATACAGGGCTGCAGCGCAACTAAACGCAGCACGTAGATATGAAAGGCCAGCGGCCTTAGCTTGTTCCTTCATGGGATTTTCTCCTAAATGCCCTTAGTTGACTTGTGACAATACTGCAACAGTATGAGTACCGCTGGCAGTAATAGCGTATAAGGCTTCATGATCTCCAACCGTCACGGTTAATTTATCGCCGTTATCAAATTTGTATCCATTGGCTGTAGTTACGTTAGCCCCACCTAAATAAACAGCACCGCCGCCTAAATTATGCAGGTTGGCAGTTTGATCAAAATTGCTGGCAGGTACGATGATCGTGGCTGTAGTG